TTCCATTAATTGACGATTAGTTTCTAAGATATTTAATCGTTCAATAACACCAAAATAAGCCCAAGCACCTACGACTACGGCAGTTACAATAGAAATTAAATTTCTAATCGGCATTCCAACTGTTGTTTTATCGCTTATTTCCATAACCATAACATTATAATTAATAATAGCATTACTGCTGCAGTTAAATAAATGAACCAGTCTTTCATTTATTTCTTAAACTTTTTAATCGCTAAATCAGTTACTTTCAATCCAAAAGATGATGCGATAGCTGCCATTAAAGCCCATATATACCAATCAGGTAAACTATCTAATGTTTGAAATCCTTCTTTTAATTTATCAATCCATTCATACTTTCCAAAAAAAATTGCACCAAAAACTATAAGGAGTGGAATTGAGAGAATGACCGTAAACCATTCATCTCTCCACGAGTTTTGCATGTTCTTTTGTGAGGCAATAGCGTATTCAATTTCACCTTCTGCCATTTTTCGAATATGGGTTTGCTCAGCTTCCGCCATAAGCTTTTTAGTTTCCGTTTTTGTTTTAATAACATCAACAGCCCCCTTTGCTACAGTTCCTAGTAATGACCAAATCATTATGATTCCCTTACTATATCCGCTAAATCGTTTGCACGATTAGGTGTTTGTTTCGCCCACCGACTGTCTAACATTTCATCAGCCGCAGTTACATAATCTTTTTCTTCTAGAGCGGCCTTAAACTTTTTAAAGCCACATAGGCGAGGATAGCCTAACTGAAAACACATTTCAATAATAACCCCATAAATTTCTTCTGGATGTTCATGTTTATCGATAAATTTGTCAGCATCCAATACTGCTGTTTCAAAGTCTTTTTCAAAATAACGCATTACAACGTCATCTGAATATTCAACATCTTCTTCTAAATCGTCTGAATTTAATACTAAATGTCCTACACCAAAAGTTTTTAAGCCTAGAGAATCTTTATATATTTTATTAATTTTGCCTTCGTGCTTAATAATACGTTCTTTAATCGCTTCCAAAATAACACTCTCCGTTGTCTTGTACGAAAAGTAATTTTACACTATATTGTTTTTGTTTGCTAGAAGGTTTTCTATATATTTTTTGTCCATTCTTCTTTCTAAATGTCTCACTTTTAATGTCTACTCCTATAAGTTTCTCGCCATCAAATATAACAACGTCAATAAAACCAGTAACATGAACGTTTTTAAAAACATGATAACCTTGCTTCAATAACCATGAAATACCAGCGTATTCTGCTGATGTTCCTTTAACCGCTTTACTAAGGGTTAATATATTCTCCACCTTTACTAATAATGCCTTCCGTAATTTTATCTATTATAGAATCTTCCGCAGGTTCTTCAGCCTCTACATACTGTGCCGCTACAACTGTAGCTCTAGGATTTAAAAATTCTTGTTCTCCTAATAATTTAGCGTATTTTTCAAAATCTAAAACGTTATCAAGATACTCTTCAGCCCCTAATAATTTAGCTGATTGTTTTATACCACGAATAATTGTACGTTTTCTATCTAACTGACCAAGAAACAAGTTTTGAATACTTCTAGCGATAACTGGTTCTTTTTCAGCATCAACTATTTTCTTTTGAAAAGTATTTAATAAATCAGCAATATCTGAAAACGTATTAATGAATTTATCTGCTTTTTGAGTTCCGAAAATATTTTTAAGCATTTCTTTATTATTATTTACATTTAAAAATTCTTTTAACTTTTCTCCGTTAAAAGCATACATACCTGCTCTTGAATCATAAGCAGAAGTTGATTCAAAGAATTGTTTTAAAAAGAATTCTTTAGTTTGTTTTTCTATATTTCTAGCTAATCCAGCATCAGCTGTTCTTATTAAATTAATTACTCGATTAAAAGACGTAGGATTCTTTTGAAAGAAATCTAAATAATTAGCAGGATCTAATCCCATAATTCCTTCAAATTCTTTTTGAACTTTCTGTAAAGCACGATCACTAGCTTTTTTATTAGCTTCTACTAACTGTTTAAATTTTAACGGACTTTTCATTTGCTTTAAAATATTTCTATTTTCACCAGTAAAAAAATTATCAACATACTTATTATTTTTTAACCAAGCTTCTGCTTTTTTAGCTATTTCAGTAGGAGACAAGCTCATATCGTTTAAAACATTTTTATAATAATCATCAATAATGGATTGTTCAAAAGCTGCCTTTTTCGCAAAGTTAGGAGTTTGATCTAAGATACTTGCCATTTCACCAGAAAAACGAGCATCACTTAATACATGATTAATTATATTTCCGTCTGATAATTTAAGTTTACCAGAATTAGATTTTTGAAATAATTGATTCACTACGTTATTATCAAAATCTCTACGAATATTTTTCATATTTTCATAAGCATCAAAAATAGCGTCAGCATCGCCTTTTAAATTCTTTTTTAAAGATCGTTTTAAGTCAGTTCTTAAAGCGAAAAGTAATTGTTTAAATTCTCCTTTTTTAGCATCAGGAACACCTTTTAATGCTGAAGAAAAAGCATCTCCAGATAAAGCATCTATGTATTGAATTAATTGTTGAGTTTCTTGAAGAGTTAAATTTTTTACTTTTCTTCCGTCTTTAGTAAACTCTAAAAAGTTTTTAAATAAAGTATGTTCATTCGTACCCGGCTCTAACTTATTTAAAAAAGATCTATTAGAATCGATTTGTTTTAAAGTTTTTTGAAAAGTAGATAACTTAACTAAATTATCAGTTACTTCAGGTCCATATTTATTTAATATATTAGAAACGGAATCTTCTATTGTTTTTAACTCACCTTGAATTATTTTATTTTGATCTTGAAATACTTTTTGAACAAATCCGAAATCATCTAATAAATCGGATGCTTGACCCGTTGTCTTACTTACTAAGTCGTATATTTTAGTAACACTTGCAAAATCAGTAGTGTAAGAATCTAATATTCTTTGCACATCTTTTTCTACACCTTCAGTTAGTCCTGCTTGTATATCTTTTCCCATTTCACTAACTACCGCTGTACGAGGAGCAACGTCAGTGTCAAATAAAGTTTTTGAGTATGTTTCTAAAGCATCTTGAGATTTATTTATTTTATTTTTATATGCTTGATTATACTTAGGTGCTAGTTCAGGTATCTTTGAAATAGTATTTTCTTTTATTATTTGTTCATATCCACCCGTAGCTTCTCCTAATGTAAGCTGTACTCCTTTACTAGAATCTTTTGTAGTTTCTTGTATTTCTTGATTAATTTTATTTAACTTATCTACGTTAGTTTGACCTGCAGCTATTGCTGCCGCTGAATCTTCTATTTCTCCTTCTGGTAAAGTTTTCTTTCCTGCTTTACTTAATACCCACCTAAATACTTTATCCCCTAGTTTTGTTAAAACAGCGGTAGATACACCCGTAATAGCGGCATCAGGAAGTGAATCAATAAATACTTGAACACCTTCTTCAGCAGTAGGTTCTTGACCTGATAATTTAGCGTTAGTGTACCAAGCTAATAATTGAGCAGATGATTCAACAACACCTGCAGCTATGCCAGCACCAACAGCACCTCCGCCAGCATATGCTGGTATCTCTAATAAAATACTTGCAATATCTTTTCCAAAATATCCAATATCTCCTTTAGACATACCTGGCGCATTTACAACTGACCAGTTTCCACCATCAGTTCTATATAATAAAAGATCGTCATTAACATTTAAGTTATAACCTAAGTCATCTAATTCTTGTATTCTGTTAATATCTTTAAGCGTTTCTGGTTGTAGTTCGTTAGCGTATGCCATTTCAATAGATGAATCAGGATTAAAATATTGAATAACGTTTCCTACATACTCTTTAGTAGTATCTCTAGGCATTTGAGAAGAAGCACCGTACATTAGATTGTATGCGAAATTAGCTAAATCATCTGTTTCTTCAGCGTTTAAACCTAGTAATTGAAGCGATGTTGATTTAGATGGTTTAAAATCACTAATTGCTTCATACTTCTTTTCTTCTGGAAATTCTATATTTGCAAATTCAGTAGAACCTGGTTCAAACGGAAACTTGTATTGTACTTCTTGATCAATTAAGTATCTTTCAAGTTCTTTATTATAGTTTTCTACTCCTGCTTTCATTTTATCTATATCATAGCCAAGAGTTTCTAATTCTTTAGATTCTTTTACATTTCCAGAAAGACTATTAATAATCGTATCTAGTTCTTCATCACTCGAAGAATTAATTTTTTTTAAAATTTCTATTGACATTAAAAGTTATAATTGGGGTAAAGTTGCGATAAGATTGATTCGTTAATATCTAATCCAGGATATTTTTCTGTCCATTTTCTATATTCAGCACTATTCTCATCTAAATTTTGAGTAATAATAGTTCTACGTTTTTTCTCATCATTTGCGATTGCCAATGCTTGAGCGTCTGTTAAATCTTCCGGATCTTGTGTTAAATTTAAACTTTCTAATAGATTAGTTGCTGCATCAGATTTAGATAAGAATATTTTAGCCGGATCTTGATTAAATTGTTTAGCTACATCCATTCCGTTCATTACCATTAATTTAGTAAAGACATTATAATCTCCTTTTTCTTTTTGGAATCCCCATGTTTTCATTTGATCTTCTGTTACACCGGATTCTTTAAATGCTTGGTTAACTTGACTTTCTACAACAGCTTTTGCATAATTTGCAGCTGAGTAATACGTTTTACCATTAAATTCAATTCCTTTTGGACTTGCTGAAGTCGGCATTTGATTTAGTTGGAAATTTTTATTAATAAAATCTCTTTCAGCTTGATTTTGTAAAATATCGTATTCTTTAAAAGAAAGTAATTGAGATGAACGTAAACCAAATCCAAATGCACCAAGAGGTTTAGAAGCTTTAATAACATTCATATCGTTATCAGAAACAGGGTATAAGTTTTTAAGATCATTT